GATGAAAAATACGATGTACTAGAAGCACAATCAGAAAAGATTACCGAACTAGAAGGAAAGTTGAACGAGTCTGTTAAAAGAATCGTTGACTTGAAAAAGAACAACGGAACTCTAGTAAGGGAACAGGTCATCCGTGAGGCAACTCAAGACTTGGCCGAAACAGAAATTGAAAAGTTTAAGTCATTGACTGAGGACGTAGAATTTACTGACGAAGAATCCTTCCGTGAAAAGTTGGGTACTTTGAAAGAAAACTATTTTCCAAAGAACCAGAAAGAACCGACTGAAACGATTGATGATGTAGAAACTGGCACCGCACAGGACGTTGACACAACCGATTCAATGCAGGCATATATGTCCGCCATTGGTAAGTTTGGCAATAGTGCAAAGTAACAGAAATTATAAATAAGTAGAAAATAACAAGGAGATACCAAATGTATCAAACAGAAAATCTACAAGAAAAGTGGCAGCCAGTCCTTGCACATCCTGATTTACCAGAAATACAGGATTCTTATAAAAGGGCAGTTACTACTTTAATTCTTGAGAACCAAGAAAAGGCACTTAAAGAAGACAGAAGTTTTCTTTCTGAGGCCGCACCAATCAACTCAACAGGAAGTTCAGTTGATAATTGGGATCCAATCCTAATTTCATTAGTTCGTAGGTCAATGCCAAACTTGATTGCATATGACATTTGTGGTGTGCAACCAATGACCGGCCCAACAGGTCTTATCTTTGCAATGCGTTCTCGCTTCAGTTCACAAACTGGTGCAGAAGCACTTGCAGATGAAGCAATGCCAGACTTCTCTAACCAGAACAAGGCAAGTACAACAGGTGGTGGTGACGTTACTGACACTGCAACTAACCCTGCTGTATTGAACGACAGTCCATCTGCTGGTACATATGAGACTGCAACTGGTATGACAACCGCAGAAGGTGAAGCATTAGGTGATAACACATCTACAAACGTCTTCGCTGAGATGGCTTTCTCAATCGAGAAACACACCGTTACTGCGGTTACTCGTGCTCTTAAAGCAGAATATTCAATGGAACTTGCACAAGACCTTAAAGCAATTCACGGTCTTGACGCAGAGACAGAACTTGCAAATATTCTATCTGCTGAGATTCTTGCAGAGATTAACAGAGAAGTTGTTCGTAACATTTACACAACATCTGTTGCTGGTGCTCAAGTTAATACAACAACTGGTGGTATCTTCGACCTTGACACAGATTCTAACGGACGTTGGTCAGTTGAGAAGTTCAAGGGTCTGATGTTTGCAGTTGAAAGAGATGCTAACGCAATCGGTCAACAGACTCGTAGAGGGAAGGGTAACTTAATCCTTTGTTCTGCTGATGTCGCATCTGCTCTTCAAATGGCTGGTGTTCTTGACTATGCTCCTGCACTTCAAAACAACTTGAATGTTGATGACACAACAACAACTTTTGCTGGTGTTCTTAACGGACGTTATAAAGTTTACGTTGATCCATATGCTGCTAACGTGGCTGCATCACAATACTACGTTGTTGGTTACAAGGGTACATCACCATACGATGCTGGTATGTTCTACTGCCCATACGTTCCATTACAAATGGTTCGTGCAGTTGGTGAACATACGTTCCAACCAAAAATTGGATTCAAGACTCGTTACGGTATTGCTGCTAACCCATTCCATACTGGAACAGTTGCTGCAACTGCTGAGGGTGCAATCAGTATCACTGCAAACACCAACAAGTATTACAGAAGAGTTAAAGTTACAAACCTTATGTAATAACAAGAGTTGGGTTAACCAACCAAAAATCAAAAGAGGAAACTTCGGTTTCCTCTTTTTTTTTATTTCAAACTCATGATTTTCTTGAGGATTGACACAAATAAGAATGACTATATACTACATTGGGAAATATATTATTTCTCATAGACACACACAGGAGAAGATTATGTGGACTAAACCTAGATATGAAGAAATGCGTTTTGGTTTTGAAGTGACGATGTACATCGCAAATCGGTAATTTTAAAATTTTCGAGTAAAAAGGGACTTCTTTATGAAGTCCTTTTTTGCATTATAAATAGTAGTATGGCTACTGCACAATCTCCGATATCAAGACAACCAACTAAACTGGACTACTCCTCACCGACTCAGTTTAAGTTTAGTATTAATCAACTTCCAAAGGTTGAGTTCTTTACGACTGCAGCTAACTTGCCAGGAATAAATCTTGGTGATGCAATATTTCCAACACCCTATAAAGAAATACCAGTGATGGGTGATACGTTAACTTATGAAAATCTTGCAATCACTTTTATAGTTGATGAGTTTCTTGAAAACTATATCTCAATGCATGAGTGGTTAACTGCGATTGGTTTTCCTAAGAATAGAGACCAATTTGCAAGTTTCAGAGCAGACACTTCAAATTCACCAGTTGAGAGAGTAGGTCAAAGTGTTGATTTGGTAAAACCACCAACAACTGCAAGAGGAATGTTTGGTGATGCAACACTCACTTTACTTTCAAATAAAAATAACCCGATAGTGGAGGTTCGTTTTCAAGACGTATATCCAGTATCACTTGGTGCATTACAATACGATCAGTCACCAACAGATGTAAACTATCTAACAGTAAATGCAGAGTTCGATTATAAAATATATGAAATAGTAACATTATAACATGGAGTGATTATGACACTTGATGAGTTGAAGGTTCAAGTCGAAAAAGACTTGAAGATAAATGATGAACGACTAGATACTGAGTCCTACAGAAATCAAGAACTTTATGCAAAGTATCTTGACCACAAAACAAACTTTGAGTTTTTACTCTATCGTGCAAAGGGTGACTACAAAGTTTTGTATCGTCAAAAATGGGAATACTATGGTGGTAAGGCTGATGCAAAAGTCTATGCAACCAAACCATTTGACCTCAAAGTTCTCAAAAACGATTTACACATATACATAGAATCTGACGAAGATATTATCAAGTCAGAACATAAAATCGCATACCTAGAGTCTGTCATTAAATACATTGATGGTATTCTCAAGTCTATACAAAGTAGACAGTGGGATATTAAAAACGCAATCAGTTGGAGACAGTTTGAAGCAGGAATGATGTAATGATTACGAGTGACCAAACTTGGAGAAACACCAAACTACAGGAGTGGGTAGGATATTATGAAGATATAATTCCTAAAGATAGGTGTGAGAGTCTTATTAGAAATGTAAAAAACAGTGGACAACTAAAACCGTCAACCTACTCAAACAACTCTGGACAAATGAAAGACAGTAGTGAAAGAGTTGTTATGGATGATATGTGGATAAAAGATGATGGTGTTATTGCTGTGATTAATAAGTTTTTTGGTAAAGTCATTAAAAAATATTCAGAGACATTTAACCGATTTAGTTGTCAGAGACACTCTGGATTTAGAATAAACAGATATTCAGTTGGTGGATTTATGTCAGAACACACTGATAATATACACCATTCGCATGGGCAAGAGTATGGATTTCCACAAGTAAGTGCGTTATTATTTTTAAATGATAATTACAAAGGTGGTGAACTTATGGTGGCTGGTAATAAGTATGAGACTAAAACAGGATCAGGTATTATTTTTCCCTCCAACTTTATGTTTCCACACGAAGTGAAAAAAATAACTGATGGCGAACGATGGAGTATAGTGACATGGTTAATGTAGAAAAGTTCGAGGAATTTTCTACTTGTATTTACAGGTTTAAACATAAGTTTGAAAATACTGACAGAAAAAATATGTTAGACTTTATTTTGTTAGAAAGCATGAAACAAGAGGGAAATGAAAAGTTTCAAAGACTTGGTAGTCAACTGAATGATCGACTACATGATAATGATATATTTAAACCGTTAGTTGATTCCATATTAGAATCAAGTCACGATGTTATGGAAGATTTAGATTATGAGTATGATAGTTTAGAAATCACAAATATGTGGGCCAACATACTCAAACCTAAATCATCAATGTCTGCACATCAACCACACACTCACTCAAATAATTTTTTGTCAGGGACATTCTATATACAATCATCATCAGAAACATCACCCATTATTTTTTTTGACCCAAGACCACAAGCAAATGTTTTATCTCCAAAAAGAAAAAACGCAAACAAATTTAATAGTAGTCAAGTATCCTTTAATTCACAGATAGGTTATGGAATTATCTTTCCATCTTGGTTACAACATTGGGTGCCTCAAACAAAAGAGGAAAGAATCAGTATCGCATGGAACATTATAGTTCGTGGTGAGTATGGTGAGTCAGGTGATTTACAAAATGCACATATCTAAACTCAACGAAGTTTATCTACAAATAGAAGTAGATGATAGTCTGTCAAGAGAACTTGCAGATTTCTTCACGTTTGATGTGCCTGGTGCAAAGTTTATGCCCACGTTTCGTAATCGTGTTTGGGATGGTAAGATACGTTTGTTCTCACAACAGACAGGTAAAATCTATGTGGGATTACTACCTTACATAAAAGAGTTCTGTGATAGAAATGACGTAGAATATACCTCTGAGACTGACGTAGAAGACCATAGAGACATTGACTGCACGATTGCAAAGGATTACATCACTTCACTCAAACCAATGTCAAAAGGTAAAAAACTTGAGGTTAGGGATTATCAATCAGATGCATTTTGTCATGCAATACAAAGACACAGGTGTTTACTGGTCAGTCCTACTGCGTCTGGTAAGTCACTTATTATCTACGCATTGGTTCGATACTATGAGATGTTACAGGACGAGAAGATATTAATACTTGTACCGACAACATCTTTGGTAGAGCAAATGTTTTCTGACTTTATTGATTATGGCTGGAGTGAAGAACACTTACATCGTATCTATGCTGGTCACGATTTACAATCAAACAAATCTGTATTCATATCCACATGGCAATCACTCTACAAATTACCTAAAAAATATTTTAGTCAGTTTGGGTGTGTCATAGGTGATGAGGCTCATATGTTTAAGGCAAAGTCACTCACAGGTATCATGACAAAACTTGATATGTGTAAATATAGATTTGGACTTACAGGAACACTAGACGGAACACAAACACACCGATTAGTCTTAGAGGGATTATTTGGTTCAGTAAATAAGGTAACCACCACAAAAGAGTTGATGGATAAAAAAACCATTGCAACTCTTGATATAAAATGTGTAGTGTTAAAACACTCAGATGAAGATTGTAAACTCGTTAAAAACTTTACATACGCAGAAGAGATGGATTTTCTGGTTGGTCTATACAAACGTAATCGTTTTATTGTTCGGTTATGCAATACTCTTAAAGGAAATACTCTCTGTTTATTTAAGTTGGTAGAGAAACACGGAGTGGTGTTACACTCTTTGATGAAAGATTTTGACAGAAAGGTATTTTTTGTTTATGGTGGAACAGATACAGATACAAGAGAAAAGATTCGTGCAATCACAGAAAAAGAGTCTGATGCGATTATCGTTGCGTCATATGGTACATTTAGCACTGGTATCAATATTAGGAATCTCCACAATGTCGTGTTCTCTAGTCCAAGTAAATCAAGGATTCGAGTGTTACAAAGCATTGGACGAGGGTTGCGAACTTCTCAGGATAACAGTACCACTCGGCTCTACGACATCGCAGATGACCTCACCTATAGAGAACGACCTAATTATACGTTGTCCCATTTTCAAGACCGAATAAATATCTATAACGAAGAACAATTTAATTATGAAATAGATAGGGTAAAGATATGAACAAATATTCAGTTTTAAAATTATCAAACGGAGAAGACATTGTTTGTCGTATCGTTGAAGCGTCAAAAGAAAAAGTTAAAGTTGAAGACCCATTACTATTAGACGTACAACAGATAACAGACAAACAGGGAAAAATCAAGGAGTCAATTGGTTTATTAAGATGGATAAAACCTTTCACAGAGGAAGAGGAATATTATATTGAAAAAAACTCAATCGTGATTACAGTTCCAGCCTCTAGTGGATTGAGTAAATATTACGAACACGTTTTAAAAAGATTAGACAAACCAGTGATTAGAGAAACATTGCCAGATGAAATTATAGAGGACGATTTAGATCAACTTACTGACGATGAAATTATTGAACTGATGGAAGATGTTAAAACTAGAACTATACACTAACTCTGTCGTTACACACTTATTATAACGATTAAATTGTACTTTGTCAAGGAATATTATGGAAAATTTTATTTATGAAACTATGTTGGATGATGTGACTGTTTGTGACAAACTGATTGAATACCACAAAAATAATACTGAGCAAAAACGTAGAGGAATAACTGCTGGTGGTGATGAAATACACAAACAAGGTAAAGTGTCTACTGACGTTCAAATTCAATACTCAAACAATCCTGTGATTCAAAACTATGTAGAGCAACTTACAAGAAATGGATTGCATCCTTATGCGGAAAAATACGGACTCAAACACTCACACAAAATGGGTTTGAAAGAGCCGTTCAATATACAACACTATGCACCAAACGAGGGTTACTTCATGTGGCACTGTGAAAGAACATCAAGTCAATCACTTCAACGTGCGTTAGTGTGGATGACATACCTTAATGATGTTGATGATGGTGGAGAGACAGAGTTTCACTGGCAACAACTCAAGGTCAAACCAGTAAAAGGTAAGACTGTCATATGGCCCACAGACTTTACACATTTACATCGTGGTATTACATCCCCCACACAACACAAATATATTGCAACGGGCTGGTTTAGTTTTTTTGACGCGATTGATATAGAGAGGGAGTATATTAATTTCATAAACACATCAAAAGAATTATCTGAAACATACAAAATAGTGACAGGTAATACTTGACATTCTTGTTTTTTTTCTGTAGAATGGTCGTTATTAAAAATAAAGGAAAAAGGTATGTCAAAAAAGAATAATACACACTATGTAGATAACAAAAAGTTTTTAGAATCTCTCAAAGAGTGGAGAGATAAATGTCAAGAGGCAGAAGAAGCTGGTGATGAGAGACCACAAATCACAAACTACATAGGTGAGTGTTTTCTTAAAATTGCAAATGGTTTATCTTATAAACCTAACTTTATTAACTATACATATCGTCAAGAGATGATATCAGATGGTATAGAAAACTGTTTGCAATACATACATAACTTCAATCCAGAGAAGTCAAAGAATCCATTTGCATATTTTACACAGATTATATACTATGCGTTTATTCGTAGAATACAAAAAGAAAAGAAACAGACACACGTTAAGAACAAACTTATAGAGAAACAAAATTATGATTTATTTTCCACTATGGAACACGATGATAGTAAATATTCTATACAGGGATTTGACCCAACGATAATGTTACCAGATGAAGATGTATATAAACCAAAGAAAAAAGAGCAACCAAACAAACCAGAGGGGTTGGAAAATTTTATGGATTCTTCTGATTAGTTTTGTTCCAAATAATTTTGCAGAGACCATTACATATTGCAATAAAAAGGATTGCATAGAGATAGAACAATCAATCGTTGATGAGGCGTTAGATAAGTGTCATTACAAATCAATCATGAGTATGTTATTGGCTGATTGGAAAATAGATAACAACTGGAAACAAGTAGTGCAAGATAAACTAAGTGGTAAAAAAACTTTGAACTG